TAATCCCTGGTTATCATGATATACAGCTTGCGGTAAATATGGGAATGTATTGCTTAAAAATGAGATATAATACGTGTCATCTAGTTGATGACCAATTAAATCTACAAAACTCCATATTGGGTTAGCGCCACGAACAAACATTTTTTATTCTCCTTGTGCATTTGAAGCATTGATCAGTTTACCCATAGATAAATATTTATATGCGCCATATAAACCTGCTACGCCAGTCATATATCCTAGTTGCGTAAAAGCTTTATTCTTTAAAGTTCTATATTTTGATAATTCTGTTTTTGCTTTTAATAATTCTTTATCAGTCATCGATTTTGTATTCATATCTTGCGTAATTTGATCGATATGACGTTGATAAACTCGAATATCGTTATTAATTTTCTGATGATTGATCGTATTTGGTCGACTTATTTTATTTTTCTTCATCAACTCGCTTTGAAGAGATTTTTGTTTTTCTAACTCTTTTTGGGCTATTTTCTTCTGTAATGCAGTCATTTTTGTGTTATTTATAGCCGTATTCAATTTATCAATATTATCTTGATGTAATTTGATATCGCTTAATATTTTTTGAGATTTTTGTTGTGTTTGACTGACTTCATTTTGTCTTCTTATCAAATCATCACGAATATTTTTCTGGTTTTTTAATTCATTTTCTGCCTGAATTTTACGTTCTAGACTCATATTTTTTGCATTAATAGCATTTTCAATATTGCTTATTTTTTCTTTAGTTTGATTTAATTGATTAGTTAAATCTTCAGTTTTTCCTGATAATTTTAAATTCGCATTATGTTCATTCTGTGCAGATGATAGATTATTTTTAGCTTCTGCCACTCGACTTGTAGCCGCATTGACTCTATTCACTGACTCATTGCGTTGCTTCGTTAAATTATTCAATTCTGGCATTTCATTTGTGTATTCGCGTAGTGTTTCATCAGGATTTAAAACCTTTTCTTTGCCTGTTTTATACTGCTGTCCTACTATATTTCTTCGGATTTCTGGATCTCGCTTAGCAATTTCGCGCATTAATTCCTGACCAGGCGCATAGCCTGATAACTCTGATGCCATATTTGCACTTAATGGCTCACCGTTCATGGCTTTTTGTGCAACAGAGTTTTCACGTAATGGAAAAACTTGTTCGCGATAGCCTTGATTAATCCATCTGTATTGATTTTGATACTGACCTAAACCATCTTCGAGAGTATCACTAATAATCTTATCAATTGGTTCTGAATCTCTATATGCTCTAAATAATTCATCTCTTTTACTGCACTTGGTTCAGATTTTGCGCGTTGCAGTAAATTATAACGATAATCTCTGAAGTCTTTTTGCTTCATCATAAAATCAGATGCAGTTGTATCTGATGTAGTAGGTGCTTTTTTGATTAATTCTGCAAATTCACCAGTTGGATCATCACCATGTAATGCACGAGCATTTTCAATTGCCGCATTAATTGCTGGCATTCTATCAGGATTATCTAATTGAAAATTAGATCCCTTCAAATCAGACATTAATTGTTTGTAATTATCAGACCAATAATTATTAATAGACGTAATATTATCTTTAAATGCCCTCGATGCCCTTACACTATGGGCAGCATTTTGATTTAACTCTATTCCTATCTGTTGATCTATATTGTTTTGTTGATCATTTGCAGCACTCAATTCTGATTGCGCGTTTTGATGATCTAACGATGCGTTATCTAACTTATTTTGTGAATCTTCAACTGAAATTTGAGGGATTTCATTTAATTGTTGTTGAGTTTTGTTAAAATCGCTAGCTAATCCTTCTGGTGTAGCACGTCCAATAGTTGATTTTACCTGACTGAGATTTTCTAATGCTGAATCGTGTTCGGCTTGTGCTTGATTTAACGCTGCTTCATATTGCTGTAAATCAGGAATTTTAGCTGTAGCAACAGCTTTATCTTCTTCCGTCATCGAAGGTAGACTTTCTTGCAAATTCTTTATGGCATAATTAATTGCACCAGGAGAACTTTTCCCTATTTGTGAATAGATATCTTGTTTAACACTATTCAAATTAGCTACTGCATGATCATGCGCATCTTGCGCTTCTTGTAATACTTTTTGGTGGGGTGCCAAATCAATCATTTGTGATTGTGTTGCAACTTCAGGATTTTGTGCAATTTGATCTTGTAATTGTTTAACACCATAATTTAATGCACCTACTGTTGATTTACCTGTTTCAGACTGAGCAGCGGTTTTAGATGCAGCCAATTGTGCATCAGCTGCTTGTGCATTTTGTTGTGCAGTTGATAGATCAGCTTCGTAAGGCGCAAGACTACGAGTCGCGTTTACTATAGGGCGTACAAATGGTTTTGCAGCTCCAACGACACCTTTCAAAATTGTAGGTGCTCCAGGTAATAATCCAGGAATCGCTTGTGCCAAAACGTCACCAGGTTGTGCTGGTTCATTTGGCGGCATCATATTGGTTAAATTTTCGGTTGCACGAATATCTTGAGCATATTTAGGATCTATCAACCCTAAATGTGCGTAGTACTCTAAAATATCTGACGGTATGTTGACTAACGCATTTCTCGCTTCACCAACACCTGTTATCAGATTTTCCCCAAATCTTTTTTGGTTTGATGTTACCTGATTGTATAGACCACCAATTTCACTTGGTGCCGCATTTATTACACCTGGTGCTGCATTAAATATATTTTTAGCCAAAGTATATGGGTCACTATTCATAATCTTAAGCGCATTCCACCATTTGCCTAATAAACTGGTAGGTTGATTATTTGGTGTGCCATTTATAGCTGCACCTGAATTTAATTGATTTAATAAATTTGGATCGGTAACAGGAGCACCATAATTTGATGCAGTATTAGATGAAGCATTAGAAGTTGATACAGGTGCCACACCCAACCATGCTGATGCCGATGGCGTTTGAGTAGGCGCAACATTAGACGTTGTGCCATTTAATTGCGATAGCAATGTCGGATCAGTTACTTCTGCGCCATATATTTGCATGTTAACGTCCCAAATATGGATACCATTTACCGTTTATTTGATGATATTGTTGATTCCCAATTGTCATGATATTTTGTATTTTTTGACCATTTGGATTATTCCCTAAATTAGCAGCACTTTGTTGATTACCCACATTAGGTGCATAAGCAGCTTGCGCATTTTGAACAATATTTTCAAAATCTGGTCGTGGAACAGGAAATGATTTTCCAGGGTTTCTCGTTTCCCACGCTTGTTTAGAATTATCCCAGCGACTTGCCATATCATTAATCAATTGCTGTGTCATTCCTTGATTAACACTCATGCTGTTTTTTATATCAGGTTTAATTGCCTGGAAGAATTTCACGAGTCCTATACCTGCGCCTCTTCCATTTCCTGCTGCTTCTGTTTTAGCGGCATCTGCCTGAAGTTCACCAGTAGCCGCTACAAATTTACCCATCGTTGGATTATTACCCGATTTAGCCACTGTTTCGCCGCCTGGTAACGCATAACCTAATCCAGTTAAATTTTTGTTCGCAGGATTGTAAATAACATCAGAAATATCTTTTAAATGCTGCACTGTATTATTCAATGCATATGCCGTATTAATATCTGATGTATTGGCTTTTATGTCTGCTTCATTTTGTAGCTGTATACCTTTTTGTTGGGTTTCTCCAGAACGGGTTTGTTCAGGTGTTTCCCCAACTTGCGTTGTTTGTAATGGTTGATTCGTCAAAGGATCGAATTGAACTATTTTTCCATTAATAACTTGTGGTGGTGCTGGTTGTATACCCAATTTAGCAGCAATTAAACGTCGGCCAATGATGTGTAGCGGACTTACACCTGTGCCTGGAATGAGTTGAGGTGCTTGTGGTTGATTAGGCGTAATTGGCTGCACATTCGCATTTTGATTCGATGTTTGTGTTAATGTATTTTGATCAGCACTCGCTTGATCTTGATTAGCTTGATTAACTAACTGAGCACGTGTCATTGTGGCAGCATTTTGATTTGCTGTACCTGGCATAGTTCCAGTCATTGGTTGTGTAGCTGTTGTTGGTGCAGTCACAGGAGTTTGTGGTTGTGTAGTTGCTGGCGAACCAGATGCTTGTGTTTGATTATCGACAATTCCTGATAAACCACCGGCTTGATTAATCAATTCAGCCCACATTTTCGATTCGTTAGCTATAGCTTGTGCTTGCTGTGCCTGCGCTGACATTAACTGTTGTTTATAAGGATTTAATCGATTTTCCATCATGCTATTAAAAATGGATTGAGAGGTAGTTAATCCCTGTAGGAACGAATCCATTCCAGTTTGAGGCATCGGTATACGATCAAAAGCCATAATTTAATCCTCATATCCTAATTACTGTGTTTTGTTTTTCATGCCACCAGTTAAATAATCAATACCTGCCATGGTGCCTAAACCTAGAAGCTTACCAAACATATCCCCTGGTGCATTTGCCTCACCGTAAGCCATTCCTGCCATATTATTTCCCATATTCATTGCATTATTACCCATCATCCCAGCAGCATTTGCACCTGTTCCATAAATACTCTGTCCTAAACCAACAGCAGTTCTATATTTATCCATAAGATCGTTTAAATATTGCTGACGATCACTTTGCATAATATTTCCAGCTGAATTTTGGATATTATTTAAAGCCGCACTACTACCCATTAAACCCATTGAACTTGCAGCATCTAAGCCGGATTGGGTTGCTTGTCCCTGCAGATTTTTAGCATAAGGTGACATCGTATAACTTGATGCCCATTGGTTTTCTAAATTGACAGGATTGCTTAAATTTTTATATTGCCCCATTAATTTGCCAAAAATATTTTGGCCATTCATCATAAACGGATTTAAAAATCCCTGAGCGTTTCCATAATATTGTTGCAATTGATTAGCAGCATCTTGATAGCCACGTTGAGGATTAAAAAAACTTGATATATCGTCAAATATTCCCATCTTATAAACCTCCAGCTGTTAATCTATCTTCTACTGAACTCATGGACTTTTGAATTTGTGTTAATGCTTCATTAATCGTATCGACTAAGTTAGCCAACCATAACGGATCAATGTGAGCGTAATTTTGATTATTTTCATAATAAGGATCTGTTTTAGTGAGTGCCTCCACTTGCCCTCCTTACTGACATTTGAGCGCCTAAAACAACAATGGGTGCGGGACTCACACAGATTAATTTATAGACACGATTACGTGATGTTCCAAGGTTATACCAACGCATACGCCATTTATAAACGCCCAAATCACTAAATTGTAAAACGTCAGCTGATATAAAAGTTATGCCACCATCATCAGAAAAAAGTAATTCAATATGCGGTTTAAACCAATTTTGATATGTCGGTGAATCAAAAACAGGAAAATTACTGCCTTCTGTAATGATAAATTGATTTGAATTATTTTCATTCACTAAAAATTGGGGAGTTCCATCGCCCGCTGCTGCTTCGTCAATGATAAATACCGCATTATCAAAGGGAGCATCAGAAAGTATAAAACTGCTATCACCCCACACAAAATCAATTTCAACAAAATCAGTAATAAACTCATCATAAAAACCAGCTCCTTGACTTACTAATACATCAATTAATCCTGCGCAAATGATCGGCGTGGTTCGAATATAACGAAATGGTTCCACTAAATAAGCAGGTTGAGTATTGTCATGTTCATGTAATGGATTTGTAATATCATTTGTATAAAAACGTCCAGACATTTCATAAACGGTATTATCACCTTCAACAGTTACTAAATGTTTATTAGCAAAAAATATATGATCTTGAATTCTGCTACGATCACCATTTAATTCAATTGGTCGATGCCAGCTTTTTGTATCTAAGTTATATTCAAAAGCGATTGAATCTGATACTTCATCTACTAAATCGGATGTGCTAAATGTTCCAGCAGAAAATCTGTAAAAAATAGTATCTTCATATTCATATAAAAACCCATCGGCATCTAATTCTAAAAATGGATTCAAAGCTTCAAAATCTGTGATTTCCTGCAATTTCACATCGATTGCTTTTGATGAAATTTTTTGCGGCATTTGTCCATTGAATGAAATCATTGGTTGAATGATGCCATTTCTATTTTTAGATAAAAATGCAATCATTCCAAAATCGACATCTAACGTATTTGGATCACCAATACCATAATCCCAGTCGTATGTGGTATTTTTCTTAAATGGAAATGTAGTAGTGGTTCCACCTGCTGATACAAATGTTGACGGTATATTTGACCACACACCAGTCGTAAATTCACAAAAAATATAAAGAGTATTTTGTAATACGGCTAATTGACCAATATTACTGACTTCCTGACTAAATACAGCTGCGCCATTGATAGTAAAACATGTTGCAAGATTAAATGCTGTTCCACCTAAATTAATTTCAGACAATCCAAAAAGAGGCGAGTTTGCACTTGAAACTATTATTCTATTACCAAAAGTCGCTAAATAAAGTGGATTTACAGGCATATTCGGATCAGTAACTTCACCAAATGCATCATTGTCTTCCCTGTAAATCCAAAGATTTCTACCATCTGCAAAACAGACAAATGTAATTGCTTGAGAATTGGGGGCAGTCCCATTAGAGCCGGCTACGATATATGTAAAAAATATATTACCTGCTAATGTATTTATTTTCGTACTGGATGTAATTTCAAGTTGATTATAAAATTCATCAATACGAAAAATTCGATCACCTACAATTGCATACCAATAATTTACTGATTTATAGATTGCACGCGGTTCCTGATCGAATATAAGTCTGTTTTGATTTAAAAAATTAATGTGTTTTCTTCCCATGCATGGATACATGGAAACTTTTTTCTTACCAATATCACTCGGTGTTAAATACCAATTCGCAGCATCACTCGGATTAAATTGTTTAAACCGTTGTTGATCGTAATATCCTATGATGGGGCAGTCAGTTATGGGCATAATAGTCTTTATATCCCCGCTCTTACACGCCAGCTGCCATTCAGATATGAATCATGATCAGCACTGATTGCAAGATTAACAGCACTACTTGCCTGCATATCTTGCTCAGCCTTTAATAATTCTGCCTCTAATCTATCTGTCCATGCTTCCGTTCTACCCAAGTAAAAAGCAAGATCTTTTGCTGTTGCTAATCTCAAATAACGAACGTAGTACAACGGTAATCCTGACATATCGCCATTTATATCAAGATTTTCTATCTCGAATTTTCCATATACTGATAAGTTATAAACCTGTGATGGCGAAGGATACACACGCATTCGAGTTAAATTGGTTTCATTTGTGATTATGCAAAAACGTGGTAACCCTTGTTGTGGATCGTATTTATAGCTATCAAAAAATACATTCCTTGTTTCATCAACGAGTGGATAGGTCACACCATCCAGGGTTAACCATGCATTTTGTAAATTTGCAAGACGCCCTTGTTTAATATCCGCAACACCTGGGTAATTTGCATCAGCAAATGTCACAAATTGCTGGTTTATCGCCA